CCAAAGAGATGGGGCTAGAGTTCGTGGAAGTAAAGAAGGAAGAGAAAGAAGAAGTCATGACTAAAGAGGACTTAATTGAAATGGCCAAGGCTATGGGCATGGAGGAGAAAAAAGAAGAGGCTAGAAACTCTGTAGATACAGAAGCACAGGCCTTACGCTTAGAAATCGCACGCCTGAAAGCAGAAGCTAACAGCTCAAAGACTAAAGGGTTTAAGGGCAGCAAATCTCTAGAGCCTAAAAGCAAAAGAGACAATGCACTTGATCAAGTAGCGAAAGAAAACAAAGGGTTTGGTAATGCTTTAGTAAAAAGCTTAGCTCCTTACTTCGGCCACTAGGCTAAAACAATTTTTTGAAAAAGAAAAAACAATCAATATGAATGTTATTGTAAATCAAAAGCAGCAGCAGAAAAGACGAGTTAACCCAGGTGTTAAGTCTTTCAGTGGTGCATTGCAATTGCGTGGTCTTAATCCTCACGGATTCCATGCAGAGAATTTCCCAACCTTCACGGCAGTAGTCGCAGCAGGTGGGCAGTCTGTAGAATTTGAGCTCACTAGTGGAGACTTTGATAAGTATGAAATTGTAAACTTCGTTGTATCTAATGCAAAAGGAGAACAAGCAATTTTGGACTATGCAGGGCCAACAGGTTTGGAAGCGGTTGATACTTCAGGACTATCTCAAGCGTATAACAACAACTTGCCTTTTTCTGTAGGTATCATCTTCCGTGAGAAGGCAGGCGTAACTCTTGACGACAACAACAGAACCCTATCTTATGAGGTTCTTTTAGACGTTGGAACGTTCACAGCAGGTACTACAGTAGTGACCGCTGACTTATTGAATACCAATGATGCAGGTATTCAGATCACAGCAGAAGGAGAGTACACTCTAGCACCGGATCAAGTAAGCATTGACATCCTTGCTATCTCTGCGGCCAACTTGGCTTACGAGGTATTCCAAGACGGTGTAAGTTTAGGGCAGGACGTTCTAGGCGCAGACGGTAAAGATACTTTTGTAAGTTCTGGAACACTCGCTCCAGGTACTTATGTATTCAAGGTTGAAATCTTAACCGAGGGACAAGCTAAGGGCTCATTTGTTGAGTTCTCTTTGGTTGTCGTTTAATCATTTTTTTAAACAATTTGAGGGCGAGCTGGGAGGGCTCGCCTCATTTTAAAATATTATCACTATGGCAGTGACTGACATTAGTCTAAATATAGACTTAAACAAACAGCAAACAATTGATATATTTTTGCAGCCTACCATCACCGATGAGGCCCTAGCAAATACTTTCCGCATCATCTCTAACCTACATGCAGGCAAGATGAATATCGGACTCATGGAGCAGCTTGACAAGATCACGCGCAAAGCTCAACACTGTAATCCACAGTATCCCGGCAAATTTAGCTTGTCAGAGCGTACTATCGAGGTGAAGTATGCACAGGGTGGTCTTGAGTGGTGTTATGAAGAGTTAGTTAATACTAGCTATGACTATCTTGCACCATTGTACACGACTATGGGTAACCGTCCTATTGAGCGTCAGCTATTGGACATCATCTACACTCAATTAAGTATTGCGGCTCGTCGTGACATGGAGCGGGTTGCATGGTTTGGTGACTCAAGCAGCACAGACGCAGACTATAACTGGGCAGATGGTATCTGGACTCGCATGGATGAGGTGATCCTAGACGGTACTATTGGCAATGTAGTAGACACTTTAAGCGGTGTCGACATCACAGGTGCTCAAGCTTACAACTTCTTACGTGACGTAGTTCGCGAAGCTCCTGCTGAATTGCGCCAGATCGACGCTAATGCTAAGCGTATCTACATTTCTGGTAATATGTGGTTGAAGATCCTTGACTATTTGGAGGACAATGCTATCAACAACGGCATGATCCAAGTATTCAATGAGCCAAATGCAGGTATTGCAGCAACTTATAGAGGTATTCCTATTATGGTTCAAGACCGTTGGGATCAAATCCAAGCTGCTGACTTTGGACAAGATGATGCTAACTACATCCTCTACACTCCATTGAATAACTTGATTCTGGCAACAGATATGACTCCTGGAGTAAGTGCTAATACTTACTTGCGTCAGTATCTTGAGCCTCGTACTCGTGTATTGTATGTTGATTATAAATACATCATTGATACTAACTTTGTATTCCCACAGTTGATCTCTTTGGGTAAATAATAAAAAGGAGAGGGGGCAACTCCTTTCCTTATTCTTTTAAAAAATAAACTCGATATAAATGGGAGCTATAACAAAAGGTTTTACAGGGGCAGACTGCTCTAAAACTTGCCCAGGGGGAATACGTCGCTTGTGGGTAACAAATCAAGAGGACGTGGTTAGTATCACTTTTGGTGCTGACGGTGAAGTTGATGGCTATATCATGGACACTGGTAAGGTGTTTTTTGAAATCAAATTGAAAGTCAATACCAAGCAGTTGACAGAAGATGTGCAGGTGTCAGATGATGGCTGTACTCAATCAGTAACTCAAACTTTTGAAGGTATTGGGTCTTGTTGGAATCAAGACGTTAGAGACTTGCTACTAGAATTAGGTAAGCAGTCTTGTTGTGGAATTATCTGTATTGCAGAGGAGAACAGTGGCGAGACAGTAACATGGGGATTTTTAGAAGACCTATACGCTCGTTTAGGTTCTGGGACTCAAACGTCTACAGGTGCAAACTTGACAGACCCTAACCAGTTCACTTTGCAGATTATCTGTACTACTACATTGGACGGCCTAAAAACTGTGTTTACTCCAGGCGCAGCAGGTATACCAGTGACACCATAGTAAAAAGATTTTTAGAAATAGCACCTCCATTCGTGGGGGTGCTTTATAATTCAAAAGAAATGATTAAAGTAAATAAGCACGCAGAAGGTTACACTATTGTCATGGCCACTAAAACCATGAGAGGTAAGACACAACTAACAGAGAAGCCACTTAAAGAGTGGTCACAGCAGGAGCTAAAATTCTACATTGAAAGAACTTTGCTTAATCCGAAAAACTATAAGACTCTGACTAGCTTATTTAGTCACTCAATTGAGGAGCTTAGAGAGTTATGCAAAGAGGCTGCGCCAGTAGTCAAAAAGCCTGAAAAGAAAGTCAATAAAGAAGATTAAAACAATATAGATGTCAAACAGACGACGAACGCCTGAACGGTTTAAGAGTCAATCTTACAATAATTTCCATATCTCTACTGGTCGCATTGATTCAGTAGTGCGGCCTAATGATGTATATAGAGAGACAAGCGAGACCTATAGAGCCGCGTTTGATGTCTACGACTATATCCCTTTTATTGAGGTTGGAGAGCTTGAGCACTTAAATGCGTTAGTGCAGAACAGTGCGACAGCTCAAGCGGTTATCAATAAGATAGCTACTTATACTATTGGGCAGGGCTTTATGCTCAAAGACAAAAGGAACGTACTAGGGGAAGAGATTACTATTGACCTTACAGACGATCAAAAGCGCGAACTGTGGGAAGTGCTTACAAGAGTCAACCACGACGGGGACAACGTCCTAGAGATATGCAGAAAAGTAGCCTATGACTTCAAAGAGTTTGGGAATATGTATGCCCAAATTGATGTTATTCCAACTACTGGCAATGATAATATAGTATATTTGTCTCACCAGCATACTAACTTTGTTCGCCCGTTTAGATCAGTTGATCTAAATACTAGATTTTACGGAGTCTCTCAAGACTGGGGTGTTGTGCCTTACATCCTAAACAATAAATTTTCCCACCTAAATAGTAAGGATCGTTCAGAGTTAGTGCAGCGAGACCATATACCCTCTTATGTACACAACATTCCTGCCTATCCATCATTTAACGGAGAGGAGTCTCTAGGTTATTTGGGCGAAGTAGATGAGGAAGAAGACGAAGACAGAGAAGAGGACGGCATTAAGTCCAGTATGTTGCACGGAAAGCAGTATAGTCCAGAATTTTATTTTTGGGGTTTGCCGGATTGGATCGGAGCAAAGCACTGGGTAGAGCTAGAGTATAGAATTGCTAAGTTTAATGTAAGTAAGTTTCAGAATGGGCTTACTCCTTCAGGGTTATTGCAGATGTTTGGAGACCTTACAGACGAGCAAAAGCAAAGCTATATCCATGACATGCGCCAAAAGATGACAGGCACAGAGAACGACTTTAAGGTGATATTTCAAATATCAGAAAATCCCGACCTAGTAACTAAGTTTACTCCATTTGAGCAGTCTTATCAAGGCTACTTCATGGAACTTGCAACACTTTGTAAGGAGTTTATAGCTGTAGGTATGGGCGTGCCTTTATCGTTAGTGCAAGCTACTCCTGGACAACTAGGAACGAATCAACAGCTTAGATCTGAATTTGAATTGCTTTATAATACAGAAGTCTTCGAGATACAGCAGGCCGTATTAAATAAGATTGTAAAGCCTTACCTAGATACTGTAGCAGATTACGAAAATAAGCCTTGGATGAAAGAGATAGAGCTAGGATTTAGAAATATTATACCAGTGTCTTACAAAGGGGATTTGGACGTTAATAAACTAATCTCTACAAACGAAGGGCGCGAGCTTATAGGCTATGAGAATGTTGAGGAGGTAGAAGCTGACACGATGATTGACGAAGAGATTGAGGTTAACAGTGGAACTTTTCAACGCTTTTTAAACTGGCTAAAACGTAAAAAATAATGAGCGCTTTCAATACATTTATAAGAGCTAGGGAGATTGTTACAGGTGGATTCTTAAGAGTTGCACCTATAGATACGCAGTATGACCCTACTCTATTAGGTCCCTATATTGATCTAGCAGAGAGCAAATATATACGCGACATTATAGGCCGTGAGTTTTTTGAGGAACTGAAGCTTAAGCGCAACGTCTTAGACGTGAGCTATAATGCTGCTTACCCTCCATTAGAAATAATGTTCCCTAACGATCCAGACTTAGAGGCTCTATTCATCGAGGGTAAACTATTTAACCTTATTGCGTGGGGCTTAATTAACGAAGCTTTACCGCATACTCATTTCCAGATGACTAGCATGGGCGTGCAGACTCCTACTAGTTTGAACTCGAACGCTGCTCAAGGCAATGAGATGAGATACCTAGAAGATAGGCTAAAGAATAATATAACTTTCCTCACTAAAGAAGTACAGCACTTTCTATGTGAAAATCAAGAGAAGTACACAGTCTATAAGTTTAAGCCAGAGGACTACTGCGATCATTGCAGTAAATTAAAAAATAAATTTCAAAATAATTCAACCTTGCCAATATGGTACTAGAAAAAGTAAAGTTATATTTAGACGGCACTATGCTGCGCTTTGAGTCAGATGACGAAGATTTTAGAACGCGCTCAACGCCTACTGGTAGAGTTGAGGCTGCTTTTCAGGGGGAAGGGTTTGCCTTCACTGACGTAGTACAGGAGACTCTTATCTGCTCTGTGGATAGTTTTGATGATGTACTAGACGCAGCAGGCGCGACCTACGGAGCGACGCAGGAAGACGTTGCAGTGGCTTTAAATGTATTCCTAAATTTTAAGGCAGGCAGCGGAAGTACTGACTATGTTGAGCTCGTTGCCCTCAATGCTGGTAGTTTAGATTTTACGGGAATAGGCGCGGCCTTTAGTGGCTCTGTAGATTTGACGGGGTTAGATACTAATTTTGCGAACACTGATTTAACCCTAGACGACAACAGAAGTCACGATTTTGACGGTAAATACATGCTGTTAAATAGTACGGGTTTTACTAGTCCAGTGAGCACAGAGCCGGCTTTTATTTTAGATCCTTTGGGCGGTCTGTTTGGTACGCCTATAGTGGGCATAAAAAACGGTATACTTAGCGGTATAAATACAACCCTACTACAGCAGGACGATGGAAGCGGATTAAAAACTGCAATATCTACACAGGACAGCGTTGGAGACGTTCACAGATTAGAAGTTAATCAAGGCAGTGTGGTAATTTCCTCAACTAATGGAGGTAATGGCAATATAATTTCTAATGATAAAAACGACGGTATAGAAATACAGGTTGAAAGTGGCAACCTATCTATAGATATACCAAGCGCGGATGCAGTAGGTAAAGTACTTACCTTAAATAATGCCGTTACTAAGGAGGTAGAATTTACTGATATTAGCGGTTTAGGAGACAATATATACAATCAAGACGGAGCACTAACAGGTGACCGTGAAGTTGATATTGATGGGAACGAACTTAGTTTTACTAACTTCCAATTGCTTGAAATATCTAGCGGTGTAAATCTTGAAATCCAATCACAACAGGCTAGTATTGAAATAGACGAAGATTTAGAAGTAACTACGCAAGACACAACACTAAGCAGTGATAAT